AGCGTCTGCGCGATCTTGGCGTCAGCTTGGGTGTTCGTGGGGTGAACTTTGATCCTGGGCCGCTGCTGGCGCTGCTGGTTCGTGACCTGGCGCACATAGGCGTCAATCTTGTTGATGGTTAGGCACGGCCTAGCGTCAAGGTTGCGGCTGTTCTGAATCTCCACCGGCCACTGATCGCCGGCAGCGAATTTCAGATCGTCCAACGCATCGGCCCGGTTCGTGGAGTCGGAGTCTCCCGCCAGGCGCAGGAACTTGATTGCCGCGTCAATGCGCTTGTCGGGGCTCACATCGTTGTCAGAGTAGTAGGCCATGTTCATCCCATCCAGTTCGCCGGGAGCGAGAAAGTCGCCCGTTTCTTGGTCTTGCGTGGCTCGTTGACCATCAGGCCAATGTACCTAAATGCGTCCGCGCCGTGGCTGTAGTGATCGTGCAGCGGCTGTTTAGAAAATCCGCCAGTCTCGGGGTCTACATCATATCGGTAGTGGCGCAGGCACGAAATCCCATCCGCCGCAGCCTCTCTATCGAACCAGCAGTTCGGGAAGATTGTGCGGGCTGCGTTGATCGAGTCGGGTATCGGTACGCGGGGAATAATGCTGACTTTATAGCCCGCCGAGCGAACAATGTCCTCGATGGAGCGGCCCGCAGCGGCGAGGGTTTGGTTTTGGGCGTCATGGGGTAGCCAGAGGGTGTCGTAGACATAGCCGAACTTCTGCATCTCGGACATATAGTGGCTGATGGTGCGCTGGCTGTCCTCGAGGTAGCGGATGAGCCTGGTTTCCATGCCAATGAACTGCAGAAACCAGATCGCCGTTGAGTCTGACCAGCCGAGGTCGAACACCGCATGAACGGGTTTGCTGGGGTCGTAGTTAACGGTCGTAATCCGGCCCTGGAGCTCGGCCATCTGCATTTCGCGGGCAAAGATAGCACCATCCACCGTCTGGCGGCATATGCCCTCCCAGACCGTGTTATAGGACTCAATGTCACGTTCCTTGAGCGCGTCCTTCTCCAGCCGCAGGGTCTCGGGGAACCAAGGGTTGTCGGACCAGTTCACCTTGCGAATCATGCAATCCGCGGGCGGCTTGAGCACGAAGCGTTGATAGGTCTCGTCGGTCTCAAGCTCCGGGTTGAAGCTGACCCATATGCTGCTGCCCGCCTTGCGGATAGTTGGGATTAGGACATTCCACGACAATCTTGAAACGCTCTGAGCCTCCTCGCACCAACAAATATCCACTCCCTCGAATGATTTTATGTTGCTGATGTTGTTGCGCAGGCCGGCGAAGGCAAACTCGCTGCCATTCTTGCCCCGGATTGTGGCCTGGGTGATCTCGTAAAACCCAAGCAACCCCAGCGCCTCAATCTGGTCGCAAAGCAGCTTGTGGACAGAGTCCTTGATGCTGGTCTGGAATTCTCGAGCGCACAGGATGCGCAGCGGGGACTTGGCGCCGAGGATAAGCAGGGCTCGAGCAATGCCCCAAGACTTAGCGCCGCCGCGCCCGCCGTAGAGCACCTTGTAGCGGGATGGCTCAAAGAGGCAGGCGAGTTTCTCGGGGAACTCGGCCAGGCTGATGGCCTTGTTAAGTGCTTGGCTCATTAGCCTTGACGAACGAAACCATTATGCCCTCAATGGGCGTGCCGTCCGGGTTAGCCAGCTTGGTGGTATTCGTTTCGCCCCAAGCCATCTGCGCCTTGGTCCACCAAATCATGGCCGTGGTATCGCCCGCCATCGCCTTATTGAACAGCGTCTTGGCAATACTGGCGCTGGCCGTGGCTTTCCCAAGCGCCAGTTCAACGTCATAGTATTTCCGCAGAGTCACATCGCTGATGCCCAGCAGAGCGCCGATCTGCTCGTGCGGCAGCCCCAGGCCTGCTGCGGATTGGGCCTGGGAGCGGGTTTTCTCGGTGGGTTCGTGGGGTAGCATCTTTTATTGAGGCAAAGTGTCAAGGCCAAATGGCTGCCCGGTTGATTCTAGTGTGGCTGTCTTGAGCGCCTTGCGCTGCGGCTCGGATAGGTGCGCCAGCTCGATGACCGGAACGGCCTCCATGCCCAGCTTGCGAGCCGCCATCAAGCGCCCATGCCCAGCAATGATGCCGTTGGCACCATCCACCAGGATAGGGTTGGTCCAGCCAAACTCTTTGATGCTGGCCGCTATCTGAGCGACCTGCTCATCGCTGTGCTTGCGGCTGTTATTGACGTAGGGGATCAGGCCCGCCACCGGGCGCTGTTCAATCCTCACTTCTTCTCTTTCTTCTCAGCCGCCTTCTTGACAGCATAGGCGATGGCCACAGCCTGCTTGACAGGCTTGCTTTTCACCTCAGCCTTGACATTGGCGCTGAACGCCTTGGGGCTTGCTGACTTCATGAGTGGCATGATTACTGACCGTGGATGATTGCAAAGTTGAGGACCACAGCTTCAGACAACGAGCCCGCGCTGATGTTGTACAGGCTGATGACCGCCGTGCCGGTGCCGACGTTTGAGACAAACGACGTGTAGGTGCCGTTAGTCGCCAAGCCGCCAGACACGTTGATGATGAGCACGTCCTTGGCCGACAACAAGCTGTTGGTCAGCGTGAACGAGACGATGGCGCCATTCAGCAGCGCCGCATTGTTCATCGTGATTTGGCCGCTGGACTTGTTCAACGTCACGCCGGTGGACTTGCTGGTAGCTTGCGTCACCGTACCCTGCGCCGCCGTGCTGTACCCAATCTCCGCCGTAGCGTAAACGGTCGAGAACTCCGGGTCATTATATGCAACGCCAGTAGCAATAGAATTAGACATGGTTATATTCCTTTGAGTTAATGCTCAACAATAGCACAAATATCAGCTTCTTGAATAATCTGATAATCCTGGCCGTCCACCTTATGCGTCGGCCATTTCAAATAGTCGCCATTACCATACTTGACAAAATCCCCCACTTGCACGTCCAGCGCAAGCGGCCCGACAGCCACCACCGTCCCTTCATTGAACGGCTCTTTGTTATTGGTAATAATAATATCAGATAGTTGCCGAGTATTTGGCTTAATAACTACCTTATCATGGAGCGGTTGCAGCATGTATTTAGTCCAGGAAACGGAGTTTGAAGAGGGTGGAGTTTATCAGGTCGGCAATCTCATCGACAAGATTCTGTAGCTCGCTGTCCTGGGGCAAGTGCTGCCGCGCTTCTTCGACAAACGATTTCATGGACTCCAGGTACGCCACCGGCTCGGTGGCTTGGTGGTAGTCCTGCGGGAACTCTTTGAGCTGCTCGTAGCGGCCCATGGCGGCCTCAGCGAATTGGTCCGCCAGGTCAATGATCTGCGCGTAGTAGTCCCCCAGCGCCAGATGGACCGACAGGCTCTTGGTCGACCAGTGCATCAGATGAGCGTTGGTGCTGGAGTGCAGCAACGCCAGAACAAAGGCGGCAATTTCAGTCATGTGGCCGATCATAGCAAAAAAAGGTCATTGTCAATCCCTGTGGCACCAGATACACGTTTTTGACCCGCTGCACCGGTACAAGCGGTACACCCCTAAAGGGGTGTGTACCGGTCTGTACCGGGTTGCGGCATAGCGCCCCGGTACAGTTGTACCGGCTTGTACCGTCTTGTACCGGTCTGTACCGGTCATGGCAAGTCAATTTTGAGCTCATAGACCCCCGGCTCGGTCTGGAGGATTTCCTCCCGATCCAGCAATTCGGACACCACCCTGGCGAACGCCTGCTTCTTCGAGTTGGTGCTGGAGAGCTCCGACATGGCGTAAAAAACCGCCCGCCACTCCTCGTGGCCAACGTATTGCATGTCAAGAACTTTGAACGCCTCCAACCCATCGTTGGCGTTGGGGCTACGCAGCTTGACCCTGATGGCCTTGGTAGGCTCGCCGGCCTGCACCAGCACGGCGCTGGTGACCGGCTCGCCGTCCTCATCAAACCAACCCGGAATAATTACTTTCTCAAGCGTGGCATATAAGGTCGGCGCCAACTCGGCGTCCTTGCTCTTGCGCTGGATAATCTCCATCGGCGAGTCGCCCTTGGCCGGGACGATGCTGATCTCAATGTCCAGCGCACCGCGCCAGGCGCTCGAGCCCCGAGCCCTGTGCTGAGTCTCCTCAGATACGCCAGTGTGGTGGACTAGTATGATGGTGCAATTAAACTCTGCCATTAACATAGCGCAGGCATCAAGCATCGCCTTGGCGTCCTGGGATGAATTCTCATCGCCGGAGTTGAACCGGTGCAGGGTATCTATCACGATAGCGGCGGGCTTGATGGGCAACGCCCTGATGTGCTCGGAGACCTTGCGGTAGCCCTCTGGCGTGTCTAGATCGCAGCCGCTCTTGCTGAGATACATATTAAGAGCCTGACCATTACCATGGCGCTCCTTCCAGGCCGCTATCCGACTGCGCAGACCGTGGTGGCCCTCGCCCGCCAGATAGACGATCGCGCCTGGCGTGACCCGATGCCCGAACCAATCTTGCTGGCCCTGGGCCATCCGCAGGCACCAGTCAAGGGTAGCGAAGGTCTTCCCGCCGCCGCTCGGGCCGTGAACCATGATGAGCGCGGCCTGCTGAATCCAGCCCTTGACCATCCACCTGATCGGCGCAGGCTGGCGGGAAAACTCATCCGCTGGCATCAGCCAGTCGCTCACCGATGGCTCAAGCAATGCCGCCAGGTCGTTGCCTGCCTGAACGTAATCATTGGCGTCCCCAGCCGCGGGCGGCATCACTGACCGAGCGCCATACTTGGCGCTGGCTTGCTCTGCGTAGCGCTGACCGACTCCAGACGCATCGTTGTCAGCAACGATCACCAAGTCTTGCTGCGCCCCGAACCGCTCGCGCAGTTCGCCGGTAACCGGAACCAGATTGCTGGCGCTGTAGGCAACAGCGCAGGCCTTGCCGGTGGCCTGGTGAATCGTGGCGGCAGTGGCGAAGCCCTCGGCGATGTAGATGGTGCTGCTAGGCTCGCCCAGCATCCAGAACTTCCCGCCCGTAGCGCCGCCTGGGTGATAGCGTTTCTCGCCATCGGCTGCAATGTACTGAACGCTTGCCAAATCTCCTTCCGAGCCGTACAGCGGGACCATCAACCGCCCGTCGCCGGTAATCCTTGCGCCGTTGGGTGCAATGCCCTTTCGTGCTAGATACGGATGATCGGCACTCGCCGCACCGCCTGCTGTCCAGATCGCATCCACGGTGCTGGCGGCAACCGCCTGGCTGCGCTCCTGCTCGGCCTCCCGCGCCGCCTTGGCCTCGGCCATTCGCCGGGTGTGTGCCATCTCCTCGGCGATAGTGAGTTTCCTGCCCATCTCTGCCTGCCAAGCCTGCTCAATGCCTGCCCGCCAGCAGCCAAAGCGACCTGCCGGGACGCCATCGCCGAAGGCCACATACCAACCTGGCTTGCTGTGGCCTGGCGTGCCTTTGGTCCCGCTGTTAAACCGGTGCAGCTTGCCGTCTAAGTAGATCGCCTCTGGCGGCTCCAGGCCCGCCTCAATCATTGCCTCTCTTAGCTGCTCGCCTGGTGGCTCAATCCTCTTGGGCTCGGGGAGGGCGTATGCGCCGCCGAAGATGCTAGTCAGGTCTGCCATTAGCTGGAGCCTTAGATAGATAGGTCGACAACCGCTGTATCGCGGTGATGCGTGGCCGCTTGCTGCGACCTCGCTGGAGGGCAAGCACGGTACTGTAGTGCAGCCCTGTCGCTGCCGCAACGACCCGGACCTTGCGGTCTTGCAGAGCGGCAACGACTTGCTCAATCGTCATCATAAAGCGTACTCCTAAAAAAAAGTTGGTGAAGATCGAAAAAAAGTGTACCACAAGTCGAAAAGATGGTGTAGGATGCTATCCATGCACTGAACGGATCTCCCGACGAGTGCTGACCCGAAGGAAACGAAATGACCAAGACCCTGACCTGGACGAGCATCCGCGCCATCGGCAAGCAAGACGGCGCTGGCCGCTGGACCCCGAGCGCCGAGGTGGCTGAGTATTTCCGCAACATCCGCACCCCCAGCCGCGCCTGGCCTAACAGCATGGCCAAGGCCGCGCAGACCGCCAAGTTTGCGAACTGGCTCACCAGCAACCGCCCCGAGATCGCTGCCAAACTTCTGGCGAACTGACCATGGCCATCAACCTAAAAACCACCGCATCACTGGCGTCTAACGGCGCCAAGATCCTCGTCTACGGCCAAGCAGGCGCAGGCAAAACCACCCTGGCGGCAACCCTGCCAGCGCCCATCATCCTGAGCGCCGAGGGCGGGCTCCTGAGCATTCAGGATGCGAACCTGCCCTACATTGAGGTGACCAGCATGGCCACCCTGATGGAGGCATATAGTTGGCTGCGCGACAGCCACGAAGCCAAGGACTATCAGAGCGTGGCGCTGGACTCCATCTCCGAGATCGCCGAAGTGGTCTTGAACGCCGAGAAGAAGTCAAACAAAGACCCGCGAGCAGCCTACGGCGCCATGCAAGAGCAGATGGCCGACATTATCCGGGCCTTCCGCGACCTAGCTGGCAGGCACGTCTACATGTCGGCAAAGCTTGAGAAGACCCAAGACGAGATGGGCCGGGTCTTGTACTCGCCCTCGATGCCGGGAAACAAGACCGGCCAAGCGCTGCCTTACTTCTTTGACGAGGTGCTGGCCCTGCGAGTTGAGAAGGACGCCGAGGGCGTGTCACAGCGAGCGCTTATGTGCGACAGCGATGGCCTCTGGCTGGCGAAAGACCGCAGCGGCAAGCTCTCTGCCTGGGAAACGCCAGACCTAAGCCAGATCATCGCAAAGATCGGCGGTGCCAAATGATCGCGGTCTGGTTGGCTTGCAAAGAGGCAGAGCGCCTGGCAACCGAAGCCCGGCGGGTTGTTGAGGACGCCATGATCGAGCAATTTAAGGTGGCCAAGGACATGGAGGGCACCAAGACCTTTATGAACGCCGGGTACACGGTCAAGATCGCTGGCCGCCTGAACCACAAGATCGACAGCGACAAGCTGCAGGCCATTGCTGCCGAGGCCGGCCTAGCCGAGCATCTTGGTTCTCTGTTCCGCTGGAAACCCGAAATCAATTCGTCGGCTTGGAAGTCTGCTGACGAATCCATCACGCGCCCGCTCTTGGGCGCGATCACCACCACGGCGGGCCGCCCGTCTTTTTCAATCACCAAGGAATAAACATTATGGCTACTCTCGGACAAGATTACATTGCAGCAGACCTTCCGATGGGCAAGTCTTTTGAGGCCTTGCCTGCCGGCTGGTACACGGCGGCGATCACCCAGGCGACCGTCAAAGACACCAAAGCCGGCACTGGACGCTACATCAGCCTGAAGTACGACATTACCGGGCCATCGCACCAGGGCCGCACGATTTTCGGAAACCTGAACATCTCCAACCCGAACCCGAAGGCCGAGGAGATTGGCCGCCAGCAGCTGAACAGCCTGATGCGGGCCATTGGCCTGGCCAAAGTCAACGACACAGACCAGCTCATCGGCGGGCAATTGAAGATCAAGTTGGCGATCACCAGCAGCGACCAGTACGGCGAAGGCAACGAGGTCAAAGACTTTGCCGGCATCGCCGGCGGCGCAATGCCTGCGGCAAGCGCAATGCCCGCGGCAAGCAAGCCCGCGGCACCAGCTGCTGGCGCGAAGGCTGCGCCGCCTTGGGCGAAGTGAGATAGAGCAACGGGGCGTGACAGATAAATCTAGGAACCTGTCACGCTTTTACCTTACAAAACAAGGACTTACATCATGATTATTAAGTTGAGCAAAGAAGAGATTGAACAAGCCGTAATCGCTTGGGTTGCACTCCGAATGGATTTTGACTACCAAGAGCATGACTTTAATACGGTGGAAATGTACTACGGTGGCTGCGAGGTCTCTTGGGTCAAGCCTGTCCAACCCGAGCCAGAGGCCGCCTAATGTCTGCAATCCCAATCCCCGACGAGGTAGCCGCGGCCATCGACGCCGCGCACGAGCGCCAGGTCGAACTACCCAGGCCGCACCTTGGCGCCAGCCAACTCGGCCACGCTTGTGATCGGTGGCTTTGGCTGTCCTTCCGCTGGGCCGTGCGCGAGCCCTTTCCTGGTCGAATCCTTCGCTTGTTTCGGCGGGGCCGGCTGGAAGAGGCCACCATAGCGGCAGACCTCAAGGCAATTGGGATTGAGATACACAGCACCGAGGGCGAACAGGCCCGGGTGGATTTTGGCTCGCACGTCTCCGGCAGTCTGGATGGCGTCATCGAATCTGGCGTCCCTGGTGCGCCGAAGGCCCGGCACATCTTCGAGGCCAAAACGCACAGCAAGAAATCGTTTGACGATCTGGTCAAGCACGGCGTCGAGAAATCCAAGCCAGTCCATGCCGCCCAGATGCAGGTCTACATGCACGGCACGAACATTGACCGAGCGCTCTACTTTGCAGTCTGCAAAGACGATGACCGCATCTACACCGAGCGCTTGCGCTATAGCCGCACCGAGGCCGAGCGCCTGATTGCTCGCGGGCACCGCATCGCACTGGCGGACAGGATGCCCGAACCGCTCAGTAGCAACCCGGCATGGTACGAGTGTAAGTTCTGCGCTGGGCATGATTTTTGCCACGGCAGCAAAAAGACCAAGGAGGTCAACTGCAGGACTTGCGCCCACAGCACGGCGGAACCATCCACGCCGGACCAAGATGCGCACTGGACATGCGCAAGATTCGACCGCAGCGTGATCCCTATCGCCACGCAATACACCGGCTGCGACAGCCATGTCCTGCATCCTGACCTAGTGCCCTGGCAGAGGATGGATGGGCCGGACGCTTGGACGGCGGTCTACGTCATTGATGGCGTTGAGGTGGCGAATGGGGAGGGGGATGCTAATGTGTTTGGGTCTCGGGAGTTGCTGGGGCTGGGGAATTGAATGAGCTTCATTTATTCGCAGGCGCTGGTGGAGGAATCTTGGCCGGCCAACAACTTGGACACCGATGCGTCTGCGCCGTTGAATGGGAACCCTACGCCCAAACCGTCCTTGTGGCACGACAAAACGATGGCAGTCTCCCGCCTTTCCCGATTTGGGATGATGTGCAAACCTTTGACGGACGGCCATGGCGCGGCATTGTTGACATTGTGGCTGGAGGCTTCCCGTGCCAGGACATTAGCGTGGCCGGAAAAGGCGCAGGCATTGACGGCGCCAAGTCAGGAATGTGGGGTCACATGGCGCGGATCATTGGCGAGGTTCGACCCCGATATGTCTTTGTGGAGAACAGCCCAGCCCTCATTACTCGAGGACTTGGGCGAGTCCTCGGTGACCTATCCGCGCTCGGGTATGACTGCCGCTGGACGGTGCTGGGCGCTGCCGATGTTGGGGCGCCGCATCAAAGGGACAGATTCTGGCTTGTGGCCCACCATAACGGTGTGTGGCAACTACAACCGCAAAGGCGCCAGCGCTACCAGTGGGGATGGCCTGATAACGGCGCTCAGGACATGGCCAACGCCAATCAGGCGCGACAGCAGGACGGTTCGGGGGGGGCAAGAATGAAGAATTCCATCGGGTCGGAACCGCTGATAACGCAAGTAGCGGAATCGGAACGCCGGACAGATGGCCGCCTGAACCCGATGTGGGTCGAATGGTTGATGGGGTGGCCTTTGGGATGGACAGACTTAAAGCCCTTGGCAACGGACAAGTTCCAGCCTGCGCAGCCGCCGCTTGGAGAATCCTAAGTGCTCCGTGACTACCAACAGCGCACCATAGATCAGCTCTACGCCTGGTTCGACCGCAACACCACCGGCAATCCCTGCCTGGTGCTGCCCACCGGCTCGGGCAAATCCCACATCATTGCAGCCCTGTGCAAGCGGGTACTGCAGGAGTGGCCCGACAGCCAGATTCTGATGTTGACCCATGTCAAGGAATTGATAGAGCAGAACGTGGAGAAGCTGCGCCAGCACTGGCCCGATGTACCGGTGGGCATCTACAGCGCCAGCATCGGCAAGAAGCAACTTGGCGAGCCGATTACCTTTGCCGGCATCCAGTCGGTACGCAAGAAAGCCGCCCTGCTGGGCCACGTTGACCTAGTGCTAGTGGACGAGTGCCACCTGATTGCTCACAAGGACCAAGGCGGCTATCGTTCGCTGCTGGCCGAGCTGCTGGCGATCAATCCGCGTCTGCGAGTGGTGGGCCTAACCGCAACACCTTACCGCCTCGGCCATGGAATGATTACCGACGAGCCGGCGATCTTCCGCGAGCTCATCGAGCCAACAAACATCCTCGAGCTGGTGCGCCTCGGCCATCTGGCGCCGCTACGCTCCAAGCACACCACGGCGCAGCTGGACACCAGCGAGGTCCACAAGCGCGGCGGCGAGTTCATCGAGGCCGAGCTACAGGCGGCAGTTGACACGGCAGATCAGAACAATTCCGTGGTGCGCGAGATCATTAAGCTGGCCGGGGATCGCAAGGCGTGGCTGGCATTCTGCTCTGGCGTCCAACACGCGTGGAACATTTGCGACAAGTTGAACGAGCTCGGCATCGTGGCGGACTGCATCACCGGCGCTACGTCGAAGCGCGAACGGGAACGCATCATCGGCGAATTCAAGGCGGGCCGTATCCGCTGCCTGACAAACGCCAACGTCCTGACTACCGGGTTTGATTACCCAGACATTGACCTGATCGCCATGCTGCGGCCCACGATGAGCCCAGGCCTCTACGTCCAGATGGCTGGCCGGGGTTTGCGGCCCAAGAGCCATACCGATCATTGCCTTGTGCTTGACTTCGCGGCGGTGGTGGCAACCCACGGCCCGATCACCCACGTCCGACCGCCGAACAAGAAGGGCGACAAGGAGGGCGCAGCGCCGGTGAAGGTATGCGACAACTGCCAAGAACTATGCGCCCTGGCGGCCCGTGTATGCCCTGCCTGCGGGCATCCGTTTCCCGAGCCGGAGCCCAAAAAACTCAAGCTCCAGAACGATGACATTATGGGTTTGGCGGGCAAAGAAATGTCGGTGACTGCTTGGCGCTGGCGCAAGCACGTCAGCCGAGCCAGCGGGCAAGAGATGTTGATGGTCACCTATTACGGTGCGCTGTCCGATGCGCCAGTGTCGGAATACATGCCGATCAACAATCCAGGCTATGCGGGCGAGAAGGCCAGACGGGTTGTAACAACGATTGCAGTAGATGCCGACGTGCTTGTGTCAGACCTGTACAACCCGCTGGACGTAGTGGCCGATATTCTGTCTTGCGGCGAGCCGCCAGACATGATCGAGTTCAAGATGGACGGTAAATTTCACCGTGTTATGCAACGAAAATGGAAACTAGATGCGTCACAAACAGCCTGAGATCGTCACGATCTACTACAACATGCTCAAGGCCGGCCCGCCCAAGTGCTGCCACAGCTGCGAGCTCTATGGCACGGACGGTCTGTGCGTGGAGTTCTTCAAAGAGCCGCCGGAAGACTTCGCCGCCACGCCGGATGCGTGTGACAAGTGGGTGATGGACCTGCCCTTCTGATGAAAACAGAACACGAAGAACAGCGAGAGCTGGTGCAGTGGATACGCCAGGCTTGCGGGGTGAGGGTCTTTGCAATCCCGAACGGTGGCCTGCGAGGCATTGCAGCCGCCGGACGCCTGAAGGCCGAGGGTGTCAGCGCTGGAGTGCCTGACCTGTTCGTGCCGGCCTGGCTGCTCTGGATTGAAATGAAGCGGGAGAAGGGCGGCAGCATCTCGCCAGAGCAGCGCGACTGGCACGCCTATCTGACCGGCCTCGGGCACCATGTGATCGTCGGGCGCGGACAGGAAGATGCTAAAGAAAAGATGCGAAACCTAGGGTTTGTACCTAGAATTTGATGCTTTTTTTTAGGTAATATCCTTCTCACACCAACCCGCAACCGGACCGGAGCCCACATGAAGATCAACACCAACTACACCCTCTACGCGCCCGCCAAGGCCGAAGAGATCGCCGCTTTGCTGACCACCGCCGACGACGACGGCTGGACCTACAAGGCCAAGCACGATCCCCTGGGCACCGGCTGGTCTTTCATCGAAGTGTTCGACGAAGACCAGTTCATCATTGGCCGCGTGACCTTTTAACCCTGGAACTTCCATGATCTCTGATGCCCTCTTCGCCATAGCCCTCGGGCTAGCCGGCGCTACCTTTCTTTTCTTGGCGTTGTCATGATCGCAACCAAACACAAGTTCCTGCTCACCAACTCTTTCAACATTTACGAATACAAACGCCTCTTGTTCAACGCGATCAACGCCTCGGTGGCTGAAGAGTGCGATGGCGAAGGTTTGGTGGCGCTCAACTTTGCGGACGGCTCGCGCCTGGCGCTGCCGGTAAACGGATCCCCACCCTGCCCGATAGACAGCGTGGAATTTATCTACGACATTGACGATGTGGACGTTCCGCTGGTCTGCCACCTAGACTACGAGCCAGAGTGCCTTGGCCACGGCGATCACCCCGATTACCCAAGCACAATGTGCTTGGTGGCGGCCTACATCAAGGATGTTGACATTCTCGGCCTCTTGAGCCCCGACAAGATCGAGGCAATCGAACTGCTCGCCTTAGACGAGCAAGAGCGCTTTGATGGCGATGGTGGGTACGATGAAGAATAAGCCGCCAAGCGTAGGCTGGTGGCCCACCGGCGAGCACAAGGTGCGCTGGTGGAACGGCGAGCACTGGTCGTGGACTTGCCTAGACAGCGACAACGAGTACTGGATAACGCGGTACAGCGCCAGGGAATCAACCGATGACGTCAAGTGGTATCCACGGCCCGACTGGTGGCCGGAGAGGTCAAAGACATGAAAGACAGAGAAGAGTATTTCTGCAAGGCTGCGGCCCGCCAGAGCCTGTTTGCGGCGGTCTGGATCGTCGCCCTGGTGGCGCTGATCGCGTGCCTAGCATGACACACATCGGCTGGATGGTTAGCGAGGGCGAAGTCTGCATTTTGCTCACCAGGCGCAAAGATGAGATGCAGTATTGGGTGGATCGTGGATGCACTGCGGTGCCTCTCTATGCAATGCCCCCGCTGTAACGCGCCAGCTGGCGTGCTTGAGACCCGGCAACGCCCCGATAACTTAACTTGGAGAAGGTACAAATGCTTCAACGAACACAGATTCAGCACAACGGAACAACCCGTCGTTTTCCCCGGTCGCTTGACGAAGCCTTTGGCGGCGACGGTTGCGCCATCACCCACTACTGCAACAGATGGTCGTGGTTCAACCGAGCCGTTGCCTTCAGTGTCTGGGTACTGGCGCTGGCTTACGGGGTGACGCTATGGACCTGAAGAGCCAACTTTTGAGGGAAGAGGGCGCCGAGTCCTGCGCCTACCAAGACTCGCTTGGATACTGGACCATCGGCGTGGGCCGGCTCATTGACTCTCGCAAGGGCGGCGGGCTGTCGAACGAAGAGATCGACATGCTGCTGGACAATGACATCAAGCGCAACTACGAAGCAGTGCTCAAGGCGTTGCCGTGGATGGAGAAACTGTCCGACCAGCGCCAGGCTGTGCTGATTGAGATGGCGTTCCAGATGGGAATGAAGGGCCTGCTCCAGTTCAAGCGGATGCTATCGGCGGTTGAAGATGGCCAGTACTTTGAGGCCGCTGCGCAGATGGTGGAGAGCACTTGGGCACGGCAGACGCCAGCACGAGCGCAGCGCCTGGCGCAACAAATGGAGACTGGCGAATGGACCCTCTAACCGCAGGCGTCGAACTGGCGCAGACCGTCATCACCCGCATCTGGCCGGACAAGTCAGCCGCAGAGGCAGCGCAACTTGCCGCTCAGGTCGCCATCGTGCAAGGCCAACTTGATGTGAACCGCGCCGAAGCGTCCAGCCCCAGCGCCTTTACTTCAGGCTGGCGCCCAGCGATCGGCTGGGTCTGCGCGTTGGCCTTGGCGTGTCAGTACATTGCTAGGCCACTGGTTCAGTGGGCCGGCATTGTGCTCGACCATCCTTTGCCTGCGTTGCCTGGCATCGACGACAACTTGTGGCAGTTGATGTTGGGGATGCTTGGGCTTGGCGGGTTGCGCACGTTTGAGAAGACGAAGGGGGTTGCATCGTGAACGAACGAATTCAAAAGTTTGTGCAAGAGTGTTTTGATATCTCCATTGACGGTCGTGGGCGTGAAGAGTGTTGCGCTGACTACATCAACGTGCAGCGGTTTGCCGATTTGATTATCCGGGAGTGCGCAGAATTGAGCACCGGCTATACCGGCAACGTTAAGTTGTTGATCTGCAACCATTTTGGGATTGAACCATGAACGACAACCCGTGGACAATTGAGAGCATCATCACTCACGCCAAAGAAATGGCCGAGCGCAACGGATTTGAGTTGTTGCCGGGAGAAGGCGGCGTCATCAAGATCGTTGCAAAAAAACCGCCCTACGGCAGGAACGTTTCTATTGCCCGGTTAAACGATTGGGCATCTGTAGAACTGTTCTTTCTCGGGTATGAGCAGGGCAAGATGGAAACAAACATTGTTGCTACGTTGGCAAAGGGTAAGAAGAAGGTTACGGATGAAAAACCGTATGTCTTTCCATGACTTGGCTAATGCAGGATGAGTGCAAGCCATTGTCCGTCTGGCTTAGTACTAGGCTAGGTGACTATAGGGAAATTAGGCGAGTTAAAGGGAGCACCACTTATGAAACAAAGCATGTAATTGCTTTTAAGAGCGATGTTGTGAAGTTTATTAGAGAAACAGAAGCAAAACTACGGAAAAAAAACACATGACAGACGAAGAAATCCACGACTGTTTTCAGCAGCGCAGCAAAGATAAGACTCAGGAACGCAGACTGATTGCTAATGCTATTGGGGAAAAACTGTGTGGTGCGATTGCATATGAACTGACAAAACGGATGGTTATTGACATGCCAACGGCGCGTGCTGCGATTGACGCAGCCCTGAATAAGAAGGAGAAGAACACATGAACACCATTATTCCAGCAAAAGAAGTTGCCGCAAGCATTTGGAAAATCATGGAAGAAGTCGCCAATAAATACGCAGAAGAAAAGCGGGAAAACTTGAAGGCAGTAATGCTTGATCAGCTTGGCGTGGCTATGTTTAACGGACCAAAAGAGAAAACACATGACTGAAACCGAACGCAAGCTAGACCTTCTGCTGGGCGATGCCCTAGCAGAGAACGAGCGCCTCAAGCGCGAACTGAAGTACCAAGACGCCAGAGATGGGCACATCGGCACGCACGGCCCCGACTGCTGGTCATGGGGGCCGAAGCACTACGAGTGCGCGCTGCGGCACATAGGCGGCTCAAATGATGCACACTGACACCGAACTGCTGATGCACCTCGCCGCCAACCTGGTGCGCGAGTACCCCAACGGTGTGAGCACGGTCGACATGCATCTACGCATGGCGATCTCGCTTGACAAGGCCCGCAAGATTCTGTGCTTTGCCCGCAAGGCGTCCCTGTTGGGCGTGGCTGGCTCCGGCGTCACTGCGCGATGGGCATCGCCTGAGCGAGCGGCAGAGCTAGACGCTGGGCGCTGGACGAAGCGCAAGCTACAGCACAAGGCGTGCAGGGACCGTAGGACAGCGAGGCTAGCAGAGCGCCAGGCTTCGTCAGAACTGGCGCCTAGACGGGTAGCCAAGCCTTTCAAACTTCATGCGCCCAACAGCGTGTGGCAACTAGCGGACTTTCCATGCGACCAACTAAAGCAGCGATAGACGCCATCCGCGAGGCCTACATGGCTGACGTTCTGACGATCAGAGCGCACATCCTGGCGCTCAATGATCCGCACCTAGAAGATGCCTGGGCCGGAATCGAGACGTTCGCTGCGGTGGCGCTGCGGGTGATGGCGAAGACCAACCCGTCGAAGCTCAAGAGCGAGATGGTGACTGTGGGTATCTCGGCGCTGTTATGAAAATTGCTCCGATATCGCTCAAGTTGGCGCAGGAGTATGTGCGCGAGCATCACCGGCACAACAAGCCCCCGATTGGCCACAAGTTCAGTGTTGGCCTGTTTGTCGATGACGTTCTTGTGGGCACGGCAACCGCTGGCCGTCCAGTGGCGCGGATGTTGGACGATGGGCTGACGCTGGAGGTGACGCGCACTTGCACCGATGGGACGCGCAACGCCAACTCAAAACTGTATGGCGCCATCTGCCGCGCAGCTACTGCGCTCGGCTATGCAAAGTGCGTGACGTACACACAACACGATGAGTCTGGCGCGTCGTTGCGCGGCGCTGGTTGGGCAGTTGCCGCCCAACTTCCGGCCCGAAAGGGTTGGGATGCGCCAAGTCGGAAACGCTCCGACATAGGGTCGGGTGATGTTGCGCGTATCCGCTGGGAGCGGGTGCTATGAACGATCAACCTTGCCGTCAAGTTTGTCAAAGATGCGCCCCAGCAGGTCGCGAATCTCTTTGAGGTCTGACCTGTAATCATCGCGGGTGACGTAGGTCTTGGGTAGCTCGACCGATAGCCTCGCTAGGTCGCTTCTCAACTCCTTGACCGCCGTCCAGAGTTCTCTGGCGAACCACCCGGTGACGGTACAGACGGCGCCGAGTGCGGAGTTAATAAGCGACTGGGAATCCATCAGATCATCCTTGCAAGCAGTGGCACCGCCCCGCCGGCGCAGGTTGCTAGGGCATCGAAGAATTCTACACCGTGCGTGGGCATCAGGCCCGCTCTGACGGCCCGCATGTTGGAGAGCTTGTCCAGCGCCTCCTTGCCCACTGCGGCCAGCAATACCAGGCCGTAGGCGGCGTCAGGGCGGCGCAGGATGGCCAGGGCAGCCAGGAAAATCAAGCTGCCGTAGAAGAAGTGGTTGGCTTTGTCTTGGGGTAGTTGGGGCATCATGGCGTTGGCCCGCCAAATGGCGGTGCTTCCTGCGGCTTGGTGTAGTTGATGAACTCGTTGATCTTTGTGGTTTTCTTGGCGGCTTGGCGCTTGCCGTATAGATGCTTGGCCACCATTGCCACCGGCACAGGAATTCCGGTTGTTGCGGCCTGTACACCCATTTCTGTCATTGCCGCCAACATGGTGGACGCCGTGCCAGATGGATTGGTTGTCCCCTGCGGGACAGTCAGCACATCCTTGGCCACATCATTGATTGTGCGGTACTTGTCCGCTAGCTCTTTGCCAAAAATGTAGTCCAGCTTTCCGCTGCGGTCCAGATCGGTGACGATGGAATTCAGCTTGTGCGAGCTGACGTAGGGCAGACCATTGATATCCTTGGTGACGCTTTTGGTGGCCTCGTCGCGGATCTTCTGCGCCACAAATCCGCGCAACTCGTTGACCATCTGCTGGCCCTGGGGGCCGGCTTTGTTCAACGAGGTGAATAGCTGTTCCACGTCCGAGCGCGGACCCTTGAGCATGGACTTCTCAACCAAATCCTCAATGGCAACCGCCCGCTGGGTTTTGCCAGGCTTCATCGCCAGGATGTTTTTGATGACCGGCGTGTTCTCAAACTCGCGCATGTAATCGGCATTGAGCTTGCGTGCCTGCTGGTACAGCGGGCCACCCTTGCCCTCGGTAGCCTTGTCAATCATCTTGATGACCTGGCGCCCGTAGTACGCATTCGGCGCTGAGTCTTGCGCCAGCGTGCCGGTCATCTTGCGGATTTCCTCAAGGTCATTGACCGAGATGGTGGTCTTGCCTTCGGTCAATGCTTTGAGCTTGGCTTCTACGCTCTTGAGGACTGGCGCATTGATAGCCTCGGCTTGGTGGTCTTTGAGGTAGTTGCGAAAGACCGCCACATCCACCGGCTCGGCCATTTGCCCAGCTGCTCGAGCGGCGTCGTATGCTGGGGCGATTGCGCCCTTGATGCCCGCTTGGTAAGGCGTCACAACATCGGTTAGCGCCTTGCCCAGCTCGCCAGCCCCAACGCCGGTGAGCTCGGCGCCAGTCTTGTTGATGTGAATGTCCAAGTTGTTGATGAGCTTGGCATTGTCGCTGGCGTACTTTTCTTGCAGCGCCTGGCCAAAGACCGGGTCTTTCGCCGTCTCGCGAGCAAAGCGAACGTCCGCCGGGTTGCGGGTTGCCTGGTCTTTGGACAGGGCGATCGGATCGTAGAGTTGCTGCGCCTGCGCAACCCGCCCAGTCTCTGTATCAACCGCAGCAGCGCCGACTGATTGGCGACCGCCAGGCTGCGCAGCTGGGACAGCCGCCATTGCGGGAGTGGCCGCAGGCACAACGGCGCCAGGCACCGCCGGATCCGCAGCAACGCCGCCAGCCCTCTGTGCTCGGATGGCATCCGAGGTGGCTTGCATTTTGTTTTCAAATTGGGTGCGCAGCGCCTCGGCGGTGGCCGAGAAATCTTGCCCGACTGCACCGCCGGCCTTGGCTGCTTTGGCAGCTGCCTTGGCGCCAGCGCCAAGTGCCTTGGCGGCAGGCCCGATAGCGCCAACAGCATTCAGCGGGTTGAGAAGGATTTCAGACGCGGTGGCCAGCGCAGGCGATCCCGTCTTCTCCAGCGTGTATTGCCCGATGGCTTCGGCGGGAATATTGAGCTTGCCCATCACATCGGCGGTGGCCTTGAGGTATCTTTGACCTTCTGGCGTGCTAGGCTGGAGCTTCTCGGTCAGGAACTTATGAGTTTCCTCAACCGCCTTGGCGGCTTTTGCCGGGTCTTGCGTGGTCGCCAGTTCGTACAGGCCGCGCAGGCCCGCCGGTATTTGCGCCAGCAAGCCGCCGCCAACAGCGCTTACGGTCTCCAGGCCGCCGGCAAGGCCGCCAAGGGTGGATTCCGTCAGGGCTCCGATCTTGCTCTTTGGTGCGGCTGGTGCAGCGGTTACTGGAGCAGCGGCGGGCGCTGGGGCCGGGGCTTGGGGTTGGGCACTTGAGGCCGGAGCGCCAGACAGAAATGCTTCCAAGGAATCGCCAGATGGGGCGGCCTGCGCGACTCCTGCGGGCGCCGAAGCCGAAATTGAGCGAGTCGCCGGCCCGGATGCGCCCAATCTTTGCTGAAGATCAGCAATATAAGTTTGAGCATTTGCCAAATCTTGAGGATTTTTAATATTTGGCAAATCTTTTTGCGTTTTACTTATTTCTAAATTTAGATAATCTGAATCCATGGCCGGAAAAACGCCCATAGTTCTTTTTATAATTGTGGATTCTGATTGCCTTGGTTGTGATGCGCTGCGCGTTGGTACAGCCGTCGGAGCCGCCGCAGCGCCGCCGCTAAGAAATTGCTCAAGATCATCCATTACAGGCTTCCCGTCTCGGATAATTTCTTCAAGTTTCTGTATTTATCAAGAAACTCTTTTCTATCGGAAAGATTAGGGAATAATTTATTATATTCCTTTTCTCTTTCTTTTGGATCAGTAATTTCTTTGGAAATATTCATCGCCTCAAATACTTTAGAATCAGCATTTTTAGACCAGTCTTGCTTAAACTTGTTCATATTGTTATCGCCAAATTGCTGCTTAAATCTTTGCGCAGCAGTGGCTTGCATATCAATATTGGTCAGGTCGGCTTTATTTCTGCGGACAATTTTTATCAAAACATCTGGCGGGTATGTTTCGTCGCCATTTGCATACTTTTGTAGGCTTTGACCAGCAACAGTATCCATTGAACCGCCAAGAGCTTTCAGGTTTCCAATCTGCACATTTGCAAGGTCTTTGCTTAATTCTATGTAAGTTGGATCGCCAGCCCATCCTGATATTTTTCTTCTAATTGCTCCCGCCACCCCAGACGTTGGCAAAAAACCTTGTTCCAATTCTTTTGCTTTTGCTTCAACTTCATTCATGCTGCGCTTGGCCGAAGTCATTTCTGACTGCCTAGCAATCAATCCTTCGCGGTACGTTTGGCCTTTTGTGGCGTCCGCCAACTCGCTTGGCTCGGGTATGTATTGCTGAGCAGCGCTTCTGACTGGATACGGCAAAGGAGCGCCAGTCATTTGCTGGGCAGTGACGCCACCAGCTTGAGGTGCTGCTGCTGTGCCAACGCCGCCAGCCGTGCCGACTTTAACCGTTTGCGTGCCTATGCCTGGAGTGAAAACAACCGTGCGCCCTTCAGGCGTAACTTGGGTAGTAGTACGATAAGAATCAACTTGTGCAGAATCAGTCAAACCAGCCGTATGGCGTTGGATAAGAAAATCGCGCAGGCCGGCAGGGTTTTTCTTTGCCGCTTCAATGTAAGGCGCAATCAAGTTACCGGCGTCGGTAGGGCTAACACCAGATGCTTTTGCCTGTTGTTGTCCCCAATTGTTGATGTAGTCAACCAATTGAGCATTATCAACTTGGTTGCCGGCTGCGGCATTCAAAATTATTGGATCGTTGATTGCGCCAACATAACCGTTGGCAATGGCTTTGGCTTTGTTGGTTTGCAGGTTGAGAGCGGCTGATGCGGCGCCAGTTGCTGCCGTTTCGGCCTCGCTTCCTGCCCGAGCAATCCTTGGCGCTGCTGTTTGCGTAGCAACCCGAGATTCTGCTTCTTTTTGCGCCAACTCCAACGGATTGACAGCCGCAGCCTGCTCCACCTGCATCTGCTTGGCCCGCAGCTCAAGCGGGTTCATTTGCTGTTCTTGCTGATATGCCTGCGCTCCACGCGCCATGGTGAGCATGTCCGCCAGGGACGATTGCCGGACGGGTTGAACTTGCGGGACGGTAAAGTTGTATTCGGGCATGGTTTAGCTTCCTGGCGGAATGTAGGCTGATGGATTGTTCATGCCTGCGCCACCGCCGCCTGGCACGCTGCCGAACCCGCCGTAATATTGATAAGTGTCTGGCGTTGCTACGCCGCCACCCGGCTTCATCAGACTAGCCAAGTACCCAGCATTCCCAATCCCTTGCAGCCCGCCAGCCATTGCATTGGCCGCGCCAACCGCGCCGCCCGCTTGTGCACCAGCTGCGCCAACACCAAGCTGGCCCATGGCGTTGGTGGCTCCGATGCCCGCCGCGTTGGTTGCTGATTGCCCTGCCTGGCCAATGCCAGCGATCCCGGCGAGCCGGTTGTAGATGTTGGTCTGCTGGCCTTGGAAGTTGTTAAATGCATTCTGGTATGCATTGGAAGCGTAGTCTTCGGCAAACTTGGTGCCGGCCCGGTTGATGTTGCTTCCGCCGCCGCCGACATTCATGGCCTGATTCTGAGCGCCAAGGCCTTGCTCAAGCATGAATTGATAGTTGGGCGCTAAGCTGCTTTTGAGCTGCTCAGGGCCAAACTGCTGCGTCAGGTAGCCGGTGCCCTGGGTCGTGCCGGTCACATTGCCCTGGGCGTCGTACTGCTGCTGCTGGCCTGGCAGCATCCCGGCAATCTGACTGAGTGCCGAATAGCCTGCGCCTCGATACGGCGCTTGCTGGGCGTTGATGCGGTCTAGGTTGGCCTGCTGTTGGGCTTGGGCTGCTGCTGCGGCGTCGGCTTGTAGGCGGGCGCCATATTGAGACGCATTGGCCTGCTGGCTTGCTCCTGCAAAACCTAGCAGGGCTGACCCGCCAATTGCTGCTGCTACCCAAGTCATGTCAAAACCCCCATCTTCAATTTGTTGCTGGCGTCAAACAGGGCCAGGTCATTCGGCTCAATCAACTCTGCCTCAATTTCGTCCAGATCGGTCTTGTCGGTGCGGTGGATCGTGATCCCGATTGCGTCCGTGATTGCCATCGTCACTCGCTTGGTGCCTGGCAGCGATTGGATTACGTCCCCGGCGTGCATGTGGCGCATTCCCGTTTCGCTCCACGCCATTATCTCGCCTTTGGCGCACAAGAACAGGTGTGGCTTGAGGTGAGTCTTGCCAACGATGATCGTCCCAGCCGCCCGCGCTACCTTGCGGCAATACATGCCTTCGGAGAAATAGTGCTCCGTCTCAAGCTCAACTTGAGGCATGGCGAGCATCTCCGTCTCCAACCGCTGGATCTGCTCCAGCGTCGGAGGCTCGGGGCGGTCGGTTATCTCTAGCATTTCCACTTCTTCAGCGCCAGCGCCTTGCGGGCTTATGCGGCGGTGGTAACCGCTGTCCAGGTGGTTGATCCGTTGGTGTTGACGTACATCCGGGTGCTGGTGCTGCTGCCGTCCGAGCGCAGGTAGAGCGAGCCTTGAGCAGCGGACACCGTAGGCGCACCAGACCCGTAGAAGATACCGAAGTTGGCGGTGCTGGAGAAGTTCAGCGCTTGCGTCGTAGACCCGCCGGCAGGGATCGCCGAGAGCTGGTTGACCTTGACGTTGGCGTAGACGTTCAGTGTGCCGTCAGGATCAATCAACATCCGGGTAGATGCGTTGATTGCGCCTGTCGGCGTGGTGCTGAAACCGAGGCTTGTCGGCATGCTAGTCAAAGACGCAACGCCTGCAATTTTGGCGTACACCAGGCCGGTAGTACAGACCGCAGCACCGTTGGTGCCACAGAAAGCCAAAGACCCCAGATCGTCCCCGTTGATTACCAAGTCAAACGCGGTGGAGGTTGTGCCTCTTGACTTGACAAACAAATACGTTGCCGCCGTAGTATTTGCCGAGTACTGCCACTGGAAAGCGTTGGAAGAACCGTTGGCCGCAGTGCCGTACAACTGCGAGCCGTAGGCGTAGATGCTGGTCGCTGGGCCATTGACCAGAATCTTGCTGCTGACGTTGGCTTGGGTAAACGATCCGGCAGCGGCTGTAGTAGCGCCGACCGTCCCGTTGATGTTGAACGCAGTCGCCGTGCCGGTGATGTTCGTGCCGACAAGAGTTGTTGGCGTCCCTAGGTCAGGCGTCACCAGCGCGGGGCTGGTAAACAGTTGCGTGACGGTCGCTTTGTTCGTGACCCCACTCTGGACAATAGGCAGCAGGTTTGCGCCAGCTACTGCTGATGCAACGGGGAGGTCAGAGATTTTCGTGCCCATGATGAGGCTCCTTATTGCAAAACGCCAGAGGCTTTGAGGTCATTGATTAGGGTGCCAAGCACAGTGGCAACGGCGCCCACTGCATCGGCGGTGTTCAGTGCTCGGTCAGGTAACCCAGCGCCCGCCACCGTGTAAGCGTTGGCCGTTTGCATCCCGCCAAATGGATACCAAGTGCCTGGCGTACCACCTGATACGCAAGTCCATCCCATCGGAGCACCAGCCGCAGGGTACTCGACCCAGAGTTTGTCACCTTGCAGCCAAGAACCTGTCACCGGGGCAGCAGAGCCAAAGAAGTTGCGTTGCGAAGTGCCTCGGCCTGGGATGGCTGTGGTGATGCCGGCGTAGCTATTTGCGTTAACGGCAGACCCGCTATCGTTGTTGAGCAGCGACCGCAGCGCGTAGCTGTTTGGCGTGTCGTTCCAAAGCGCGATGCCTGCACTTGATGCCCTCAAAATAATGTTGCGGTCCATCACAAACTGGCGCTTGTCGCCCGATGCCAATTGAATGCCGTACAGCATCTTGGTTGATGTGGCCTCGCCAATAACGGTGTTGTACGAGCAGTCAATGCCGCCGTTGCTGTCGAGCAAGATTCCAGAGTTGCCGCCGCTGGTGGGTACGCCGGCCAGTCCTGGGCTGGTCAGCATGTTGTTCCTGACGCGGCAAGACTTCAGCGGCGCAAACACCGCAACGCCGTTGTACTGGACGTTGGAGACGTTGTTGTTCAGGAAATCTACGTTGGCAACGTACAACCCGTACAGGCCGTTGCGCCCGCAAGTGTCGATCACGTTGTCGGCCACCACCGCATTCTTGACGTAGCGCAAGCTGATGCCGTCTTGGTCAATGTTGCGAATAGAGTTGCCGGTGATGGTGACATTATTGCCGTACATCGCCTTGGTGACCGTGCCGCCGCTGGTGTAGGCAGTCCAAGTCGAGGTGTTGAGTTGAACGTCTTGGTAGGTGGTGACCGTAAAGGTTGTTACGAGCGGTGTGGTGGCGACAACGAAGGTGTCGTTGACCGTGTTGGCTACTGCGTAGTTGACCACCGCCGTTCCGCCGCTTACCCATGCGCCCGACGCGGTGGTGTCCACTGGGACGCCAGCCAGCGAGATGGAGAAGGTGTTTAGCGCAGGCGTGGTGTTGATGACGAAGGTGCCGTTGACGCCCGAAGTCCCGACAACGCCGGAAATCACAACCGTGTTGCCGACTTGGAAGCCATGCGATGCGGTGGTGGTGAAGATGCCAGGGTTGGCGTTCGTGATGCCGGAGATGGTCCTGCTATCAACCGAGATCATGCCGCTCACGCCGCTAATGCTGATAACTTCGCCAGCCACAAGGCCATGCGCCGCCACGGTAGTGAACACCGCAATGGCTGCATTGGTGATGCCAGAAAGCGTCCCTACGTTCGCCGGTGCCGAGTTGTAGACCAAAATGCCATCGCCACTGATGAATGGCGCCGCTGTGCCGGTGTTTTGAATGACGTTGCCAATGATCGTCATGTCGCTGGGTACTTGCGTCAGCACAGGGTCGTTGTACCACTGCACCTTCATGCCAATACCGCAGGTGTTGTGGATGACGTTGTTGCTGATGGTCAGCCGTTGAATACCGGTGTCGCAGTAGATGCCGTGCTCGACCACTGTGTTTTTGATGATGTTGCCATCAATCACAACGTCCGTGGACTGCTGGCCGACAATGATCCCCTCGCCAGTTTCTTGGATGGTGTTGCCACGGATGGTGACGCCATTGCCAAGGATCGTGACGCCGGTACAGTTGCGGTTGCCCGCTGTGGGCGCGCCCAGCACCGCAGCGCCAGGCCCGGTGATGAAGTTGTCGATGAACTCGATGTTCGTGCCCGCAAGCGCCACCATCAGCGGGGAGTAACAGAACCCGGTGAACGTGTTGTTGCGGACCGAGAGGTTGATAGCAGACGCGCCACGAACGCAGATGGCGAGTGAGCCTGCTGTGTTGGTGAACGGCGACTCGGCCTTGCCAACGAAATTGCCGCCTGAGATCGTCACGCCTGTGGTGCTGCGCACATCGAACATCGGCGTCTGGTTGACGGTCTGCGTGACAGTGGCGCCGTTGAAGATCAGCGTGCTGCCGGTCTGGACTGTGAGCGTGCCGCTGATTTTGTAAGTGCTGCTGGCATTGCCAAAGTTGACAGATTTGGACGCAGCAAGCGCCGCATTGATGGCGGTGGTGGCATCCAGGCCGCCAGTTGGGTCGGCGCCAAAATCCTGGACGCTGACGCTCTGACGCAGTTTGGTCTGGACGGTGGTTGCGACCGCGCCGCTGCCAGAGGCTATGTAGCCAATCAATGACGAGCCGGTGCTGGCCGCAAGATCAGCGGCGCCGACCAGGCCTTCAATGTTGTCGGCAGTCCAGATCAAGACGCCAACACTGTCTTTCAGAACAAATTTATAGTTTGCCGACATGCCAAGCCAGATTGCCGCCTCGCCCCTGGTGTTGAGCACAATGGGGTTGGTATTGGCAATGGTTCCGCCTGCATCGGTGTAAGTGTCCTGCGGCGTGCTGGTGCTTGCTGCGTAGGTGTACAGCAGCCCACCAGCCAGCGGAACGCCGGTAATGTCAAAAAACTGCATGAACGGGCTGGGGGTGAGGGTTGCGCTCATGGTGCGGCCTTAGATGGATGTGATGGTTTGCCAGGCTGCGCCAGCATAGACGCAGAGCTTGGCAAGTGTGGTATCAAATACAACCAGACCAGCGGCGGGAGTGCTAATAGCGTTTTTTTGCACCGTGGTCATGTTGGGAAATCGGACGCCCTGAGTTGTTGATTGTGCATCCAACACGGCGGATGCGTTTGGCGAAGCGGTGCCCAAACCAATGCTTCCGCTGGTTGCTTTATAAAACTGGCCGCCACCGATGTTGACCACGCTTGTATCGCCGGTGAACCCATTGATGACCGGGGTTGTCAGCGTTGGCAAAGTTGAAAAAACCAAATTTGTGCTGGTTGTCCCAGTGGCGCCGCTAGCTGTGTAGCCGGTGATATTGTTGAACGAGACAATGCTGGCCGTGGATGCGTTGGTGCCACCGCTTGCGACGTTGAGCACGCCAGAGAGCGTCACGTTGCCAGTAGTTGGTGCAGCCGGTGTCAGGCCGGTGACGCCGCCAGCCCAAGACAGCACGCCGGTATTGATAACCGTGATGGCGCCAGACGCATTGGCGACAGATATGCCTGCGCCTGGCGTCAGCGTGTTAAGCGTGTAGCCGGCTCCATTGCCAATGAGCAGCTGCCCGTTGGTCGGGATTGTGGACAGGCCCGTGCCGCCAGATTGGACACTCAGGGCAGTGGCCGAATTGATTTGAATGACGCTCGGGCTCATCAACCAAAGCATCCACTCCCGTGCTGGCCGTTTAGTCAGCGGGTCCAAGAACTCGGATTGCGGGAAATTGATGTTGGTGTTGGTGGCCATCAGTTGTCGCCGACTGACGCCTTCAGATTGGCCGAGACAATCACCGCCTTAACGGGATCGGTGATGGAAACCTCAAAGATGCGATCTCGAGCCATGCCCAATCGGCGCCAAATAGCGCGATTCTGGTAGCGTCCGACCTTGCCAATGCTGGCCCAGTGCTCGCTAGACCAAGTGCTGCCGCCATCATTGCTCCAGCGCAGCATGGCCTGCGGGTCGACGCCTTGGGTTGTTGTGATAGTGACAAGAATATCGTCGCCGGATTCGGTTAGCAGATCATCGGTTGCACCCAGCAAGGTAGCAAGCAGATCAACCCCGGCCTCGGTGGTTATGTCAATGCTTGCTTCTGTTGTCAAAAGCGGCGTAATGTAGCTCTCAGCCAGCAAGTTTTCCAACGCCGTCAGCGGGTCATTGCCCGCCAAGCCAACGCCAGGCTGGAACTGAATCTGGAACTCGTCAAAGTATTGGCGCTGCAAGTCTGTGGTCAGATGCGGCGCCCGGCGCAAGCGGCGGATGGGCTGGTCGGCATCGGTGTAGACGGTGTTGCTCAGTTGGTAGAGCATCCCGTTTTGGTAGTCGCCAATGATGATTTTGCCGGCAAAGTTGGTGCCGCAGTTGGAGCGGTGCCGGTGAAACTCGCCGCCTGAGAATGACAGCCATTTGTGCCAGGCTTGGCTTGCTAGATCGTATACCCAAGTCAGGTCGGCGCTGGGGAAGGTAACGACATAGAACTCATGGCCTTCAATCTGGTACGTCCAGGCGATCGCGTCCGAGATTGTCTTGTCAACCAACGATTGTTCGACCGCATGGGTTGAGACGCGCTGGAACTGGTAGCCGGCAATCATGCCAATGATCGACTGGCCGCGCTGGTCTTGGCTCACAAACATGAACGCCTCGGCAAACCTGGCAACCGAGAACTGAGCGGCGATGCCATGCTGCACCATCGTTCCGGGGACGCGCTGAAACGGAAAGGAAATGATGCCGGGGATTACGTTGCCAATGTCCGTCCAGACTTCGGTCGTGAACTCGCCAAGCAAGTAGACCTGGCGATGGTCAACAATCAGCGACACCAGATTGTCCGGTGCGCCGTCCTTGGCGCCATAGTAGGCATTGGTGCTCAGGCTGCTGCCAAGGTCCGTGGCGCCCCAATTTTGCGTACCAGGCTGGTTGTAGATGTTGTAGTTGTCTACTACCTCGCAGACATTTGCGCCTGTCCACGGGCCGTCTGTGGCCGGCAATTGGGTGAATACGCCGGTAGATGCAACCCAAGTGTATCGATCGGTGCCGTTGACAATGTAGGCTGTCAAGCCGTTGGCGGTGGTGACGTTGTCGGAGATGGAGACTTGACCCGATCCCGGCATTGAGCCGATGAGGGTCGGCGTCATCGCCGTGTTGAGCGCGTAGGCAGAATTGCCGGAGACCACCACCAGATATTGCCCGCCAGAGAGCGCCCGCATTCCGCGCACCTTGCCAACCGCCAGCTGCGCCGCCATCGTGTAGCCTGGCGTTGGATAAAGCGCTACTATTCCTCGGCTGCCAGGCGGCTTTGTCGGGTCAACTTCGGGATAGAAGTTAATGCACTCCTGAGCATCTTGGTAGATGCTGGGCGCCTCGTAGCTGGGACCGACAAATCCGAAATCTGGCATGGGTTACCTAAATCCGCCGTCCATGATAAAAGCAGCGTCCTTGGCCTTGCCCATCAGAAGCGCATCGGGGTAGCGAGCGACCGGGGCCGGGAGCATGTTGGTGCGCTTGATTGTAGCCTTGGCTTGCGCCGCAAAGCCGCCAATCATTGCGATTTGCGCTTGCGAAACCTTGCCGTACATCGGCATCAATCGCTCGGCTAGGCACCAGCGCAACGCCATGTTGTAGCCCTGCGGAAGATTGATGGCATCGTACAGGCTGACGTATTCCGAGAAGCTCGTGCTAGTGAACAAATGGAGCTCGCCCTGGGCCGGGTTTGGCCAGACGAAGACCGTGGCCAGCTGTTCTGCTGGCTGGTAATAGATCGCCTTGGGCCAGGGACCGTTCAGGCTCTTGAGCCCGATCATTTGGTATTCCTCAATCCCAAGGATAGCAATCGGGTAGTCCAAGCCGCCGCCGTAAATCGGCACGCCGTTGGATGTGGTGCTGACGCGCACGAACGCCGAAGAGATGGACAGCGGACGCTCGTAATAGGCGCGGATTGATGTACTGGCGACCGTTTGCGGGATGCTGACCGTGTAGGTTCCCAAAAAGTTGACGTTGCCGCCAGCGCCGGTCATGAAGTCAACGATGATGGTGCCGGGAATGATGCCGGTGCCGGAGAGCTTTTGACCCACACAGATGGCACCAGACGCTAGGCCGGTAACAGTCAGGATTGTGCCGGCAATTGAGCCGGTAATCGTGGCGCCGATCTGGCCGGTGGGACCGATCGTGTACTGAATCTGGTTGCTCACCACCGGAAAGATGATTTCCGAGGTGTAGTACACCATCATGTTCTCATTCGACCATTGCCCAACAATGTCGTTGAGCATCTCGAAAGCGTCCTGCGCCGCGTCGGCGGTGGGCGTCTCGCCAGCCTCGAGAGACCCAATGTCCTTGAGCGCTCGGCTGATGATTTGGATCGGGGTTGATGCTGTGGTCATGGCTTGCCTTACTTATTCGGGAACGCAGCAGTCGGCGGGGTGAACGTGGTTGTGTACCGGGCTATGCCCTTGGTGACTCGTAGGTCATCTATGTATCCATTAAAGAAAATTGTATTGGCAATGTTTCTACCAACAACGGCTGTTCCTGTAGGGTTTTGCACATTTGTATTAGCAGCGCTATAAACTTGAACGCCCGCTTGAAATATTTTTAATACGCCAGACGTTCGTACAGCCGCTATATGCGTCCATGTATTTGATGTAAGCGCAGTGGATGATACTTGAATACCACTAGCGTCATACCAATAAGGTTTTCCTGCGTTATCAATAAAAAATCCATACGCTGATGTTGTGTCTGCTGATCTAGTATCTAAAAGGGTTTGATACGCAGCCAAATTGCTGGTATACACCCACATTTCAATAGTAAAGTCACCAGACCCAAAAGCAAATGTGGCTTGATTAGCAGGACTTGTGACTAAGTAATCCGTAGTCCCGTTAAACTTCATAGACCCAGTGCCATACTTGAACACACTAGTACTGATCTGCGCCGAAGCCACCGTCTCAAGGTTATTGAGTTCAGCGTTGTCGTAGATGGCTGCGTTGCTCATGCCCAGCAGCAGTGCAGTGTTCGTGACTGCGGTCAGTGGCGCTGTGGGGGGCGTGAACGCGGTTGTGTAGACTGCTGTGCCATTGACCAAACGGAAGTTGGAAATGTACCCGTTTATGTAGGCGCTATCAGACGGGCTTCCACCGACGTAAAGCGTTCCCGTGCCAAATGACAAGATGGACGTACCTGTAGCCACTGAAACACCATTACGGTATAGCGTAATTGCTGATGCGCCGTTTCTTACTGCCGCAACGTGATACCAAGTGTTTGCAGTCCAACCAGCAACAGACCCTTGGTTTATGTCAACAGCACCGCTTCCCGCATAAAACCTTAACCCTAATGTTGGGTTATATAAAAACAAATAACCAGATGATGCTTGTTGATTAGCGCATATAATATTGCCGTTGGCATTTGCCAAATCGCCTATGTATATCCAGGCTTCAATGGTAAAACTAGTGCTAATTGGTATGGTAAACGCAGCATTAGCCGCTAGTGAAAGATAATCCCCCGTCCCATCAAAGTACGCAGACCCACCGTTAGTAGCAACGGCATAGGGGTATGTCTTAACAAACGGATTGAACGAGCCTTGGGTCGTGTTGCCGTTGCGGGTGACGGTGAAGTTGTTGGTGCTGCCGTCTAGGAACGTGTTGTTCTGCCCGCCATTGACCCCATCCCCGTGCAGGAGCATGGAGACAGAAGACCAATAGGGGTCAGAAGCCGCCGCCGTTGCAATAGGAAATCTGGAACCATGCCGAGAATGATTCCGGATCATGTTACAGACCCTCGCCTGGGGTGATCTCAAATGCTGCGGCAGCGTCGGCCTTGAAGAAGCCATTCGGCGGCAGGTTGCCAAAGACCTCAACTGTCCCCGCCGTGATGCCGAGCGTGTAGGCGCTGGGCGATGCGCCAGGCGCGGCGACCGTGATCGTCGGGGTAGCGTTGGCCACGCCAGCCGGCGCCCAAGACAAGTACTGCGTCGTTGTGAGCAACGCCCGAACTCGGTAGCTCGTAGAGCCGTTGTTGTTTGTCGAGAGCACTTGCACCGCCGAGGTGCCGACAAGATACGTTGGGCCGAACGGTGCAAATGCGCTGTTGTTCATGGTGCAAATTCCGAGGATTGAATAGACAAAAAGCCGTCCCTTGTGAGGACGGCTTCCATTGTGCCTGAGCCGTCGCCGTTTAGGGCAGGAAGGTCAGGTCGATACCATAGACCAGCAGATCCATCGTAGCAGCGGCACCTTGCGCGGTGGCGATGTTCCAATAGATTGTCTGGCTGGTGTTCTGGTTCAGACCAGCTGTCAGAACGGTACGTTGGCTGGCGATTGTTGAGCCTGTGAGGGCCGACAATGCCGCACTAGTTACCAGTGGCGTGCCACCGGCTGCGGTGCCGGTAAACAAGCCGCCAGCCGCCGTGGTCAGCGAGATTGAAGCGTTGGTGGCGATGACGTACAGGATGATGTAGCTGCTGGTGTTCAAAATCGGGATCGCAGTGTCACCAGTGGCGTTGGCGTTGATGCTCTGAGCGCTGCCCAACAGGCGTAGCGCCTGGTTGGAACTCAGTACCTGCGGGTGGGTTTGGATGCTTGATGCGGGTCCGGGATTGGCCATGATGTTTCCTTAAATTGGGTGGAAAGCGGGGAGCGCTTCGGCTCCCCTGATTGTTACGCGGCAACCCGGCAAGCAAGCTCCGGGTACAAAGGCGCCCAGCCGTACAGCACATCCAAACGAGTCGGGATCGAATCGTTGTTGATAGTGTACTGCCGCACCACGCGGATCGAAAGACCCAGCTGCTTGTCACTTGCGCGACCAGCAAAATGGACCCCATCTGGTAGCTCGAGGTCAGCACAAGCCAGCGTAAATGCCGATTTGTGCATGACTATGTTCTGCGGGCTGACGATGCCGGTGTTGTTGAAAGGCGTAACGGTCGATGCGCCTGGCGAGGTAACGCTGACGTTTTGGAACTGGCCCGCCGTAATGACCGCCGGGGAGACGATCACTGAGGTGGTGCCAGAGGTTGCAACGGTAACGTCCGCCTGAACCACAAAGTTGCGCAGCTTGTTAGAGCCATAAGCCTGGCGATTCTGGGGGTTGACCGCATAAACGTTGGCAATCTGGATCACGTCGCCTTGCTTCAGGCCGGCCGCTGTCGTTGCGCAAGACAGCGCAATGGTAGAGGTCAAAGCCCAGCCGGTGGTCAGGAAACCTGTCGCGGTGCTGGTGTTGCAGCTGAACGCCGTGGTGGTGGCGTAGGAGCCGAACGTCTGGTTAACCACGTTCTGATCCATTTTCCAATCCATTCCAGCGCTGTCCGTTCCCATAAGGCCTTTCTGAAACTGCCTGGAAATAGTATTGTTGGGCACAAACAAACCCTTCAAACCATCAACA